CTGTGAGCCAAAATGGAATCAGAATGATCAAAAGACCGTTCTGCATAATTTCAATGTGTACCCTGATTTGGATTTCGTAGATGCACACGGTACCTCAACCTATGTTAAATACACTGGAGCTGATAAGATTAGAGAATTACTTCTAGAAATTCACAAAGTAGTTTGTGGACATGTTAATTCTAAAAAAGGTAAAGAAGAGCCTGCTAAAAACGAAGCACTAGAGCTTCCAGCGGGTGGATCAAATTTACCTGCAGTTCAAGGAAGTAAGGAAGTTGCAACTATTCAAAAGCCTGGTTTACCTGCAGTAACACAAAAGGCGGGTTTACCTGCTGTTACTCAAAAACCTGGATTGCCTGCAACTATTCCATACGATGCAACTCAATATGCAAAGGAAGTTGAGCCAGAAGATCAAAAACTTTTACCTGCACCAGACGAATCTCTTTTTTATTGTTTAACAATGGAAGACGATTCTAAAGTAATACATACAATTGAAGTTAAAGCTGGAACTGAACAGCCTACCGCTGAATCTCTAGTTGGAACCCAAATTGAAGAAAAGGGAAAGGTAAAACTTGCAGCCGGTCCATTTAAAACTTTGGAAGAGGTTGAAAAGGAATGTGTAGCCGAAGAAAAACCAGAAGAAGATTGCTGTAATTATTATGTAACTATTAAGACTGATAAATTACGAATGATTGAAGAAGGTTCTGGCGAAAAGAATATTAGATTTAGATACCTAATGTCTAATAATATGTTAAAGGATTTAGGTGAAGAAAAGGTATCAAATGCCGATAAATTTACAATCACTATTACACCAGCTTCAACTGGATTAGCTAAATTATTTGGAGCAGGCTTTAATATGAAGTTGGAAGATTTTCAAGTTGATAATCCAAGTTATCCAGGTAATCTAATTGTTGCAATTATTCCAACTCTAGATTTAGAATTATCTGGTAATGAGTCCTTACCATCAACTCAAACTGCAAAAACTTATAATGAAGTTAGTGCTAGAGAGTTAAAGCGTAGAATAAGTGAATTGGAGTTTAGCGATAGAGCAAAAACCATGACACAAGAAGAAAAAGATGCTGAATTTAGAAAACTTCTTACCAAATGGGAGGAAGATGAACGTCGAGATAAAGCATAAATCAATGAATAAATAAACAAAAAGGTCCAATATAAATGGCAGGTTTACCACATTTTAAAAATTCCGCAGTAGGTCGTAATCTATTTGAACCGTTATACCTTAACCAGTTTACGGTAATTATTACACCACCTGCATCAATCAACAATAATGCGATTACTCCATTAATAGTTGAACACGTAAAAGAACTTAGCGGCTTACCAGAACAAGCAGGTACAGGTACTGTTGCTGAACAAAAATACAGATTCTCTAAAAGATATTTTGCAGCAGCTGCTCCTAAAGAGACTGGTGCAAAGCTTGCAATTACATTTGAAGTCAACTTAAATGATGCAAATGAAATGTATATCTACAACCAATTTAGAGCATGGGCAAACTTAGTATATGATCCATTGACTGGTCGTCAAGGTCTTAAAAAAGATTATGCTCCAAACGGTGCTAATATTTATGTCGGTATTCACAACAGAGCTGGAGACATTTACAGAGAGTTTACATTTGCTCCAGTATTTGTTTACTCAACTACTGATAATTTAACTGAAGAAATGGCATTGAAATATGAAGGTGATGCTATCTACACAGCTAAGTTCAACTTTATTGCTGATACTTACACTGAAACACGAAACGGCCAATTCTAAAAATTTAAAACCTAAGCCAAATGGATATTTTTAACCTAAAAAGTAATGATGTTAAAGACTTTAAGCGTTTTATGGACATGAAAGCGCCTGCGTTCGGTGGACCAAACGAAACCGAGTCTTTTGATAAATCTAAAAGAAAGTCACTAAAAGAGTGGACTAATATTGTAAAAAGAGACCCTAACTTTGAAAATGGTGGTAAAAACCATAATAATGATGGTTACTGGAAAGCATTTCATAGCGATGTGCCAAGCCGTGCTGCCAAAGTTAAAATCGAAGAGCCTTTAAATACACCTCCAGCAATGGGAGTTACAATTGTAAAAGAAAGTCATGTTCCTCAATTTGAAAACTATATGTTCGAAGAAGAAGCTGATGAAATTAAAGACGCAGATCTAGAAGAAACTCCAGAAATCGACGAAGAAGCTCTTGAAATGTTTATGGAAGAGTTTAGTGATGAACTAAAAGAAATTTTAGAAATCGCTTGCGAAAAGATGGAAATTGAAAAAGAAGAATGTGTTGAAATATTTAAAGCTGCAATTCAAAAAGTTTCAGAAATGCCAGAAGAGGACGAATCAGAAGAAATCTCTGACGAGGACGAAGAATAATTAGAAATCAACTTAAATTAAAAAGGAGAACTTTATAGTCCTCCTTTTTTTATGTCTTTTAGTACGGCTTGAAATTCTTTATCTGGATCAATAACAGTAAAATCAAATTCTACCCAGCCGTATGTAGTTTTTAGGAAAGTAATAGAATTTAAAATACCAGTTGGAGAAAGCTCCGTATTTAAATAGATTAGCCTGGAATATTTTTGATTCTTTATTTTAATTACCTTATCAATAAGTTTGGAAATTTCATAATTTAATAAAAATGCCTGAACTTTATTTGGAATAAAGATTTCAGTTTGAAATTTCTCTTTTACGATCTTATTAATATTAAGAACGTAGTCACTTTTACATTTTTTAGAAAAGTGTTCAACGAATGTTTTATAATCTCTTACAAAAACAATAGTTAATTCTCTGGTTGCAATATCTTCTGTCAAAATATGAATGGAATTTTTTATTCAGATTCGGGTAGGATCTGAACTACATCAACCCCTGCCTTTTTTAAGAGGTCGAGACCGGCAGAATCTCTGTATGATTCCGAATAAACTACTCTTTTAATTCCTGCTTGAAGAATTAATTTGCTACACTCTCTGCAAGGAGACATTGTAACATAAAGAGTAGAACCCTCAGAAGATTGGGTAGATTTTGCAACTTTAGCTAACGCATTAGATTCAGCGTGCAAAACGTACCATTTTGTTTCATAGTCTAAAAAGTTACCATCTGCATCAAATAAAGGATTTTCGCATTCATTTTCAAAACCAGACGGAGTTCCATTATAACCATCAGCTATAATAGTGTTATTCTTAACTAAGAGCGCTCCAACTTTTTTACGACGAGCATTCGATAATTGTCCCCATTCTGAGGCCATTTTCATGTATACAAGGTCGTATCTAGTTATCATCGCCAAATTGATTTACGATCCAAGTTAATAGATCTTCTTTTTCTTGTAATATTAAAATATCATCTTGGTCGTGTTCGATAAATTCAAAAATGTCATTAAACTCTTGAGTAGGGTGACCTGACATTGAAACAAGATTTGTTTTAATTGAAGGTAATCTAGACGGAACAAATTCTCCAAGCAACATACGACTAACTAGATCGTAATGTCTATCATAAACATGGTATGAATTTGCATGGTGAGTATAGGTTCCTAGTTCTAGATCTGGATAAAATTCCTTAAGATGAGCAAGCGCCTGCATTTGTAGAGAACAGAAAAATGCAACATCAGTTGGTGTACCCCAAATAGCATCATTTGATCTCATATAGACACTAAAGTTTAGTTTATTATGTCTAATATGGAAAATTCCGTACATTGTGCAAACGAAATCTTTATTACCGTTGTATTGATGTTCTGGCGTATTAAAATGAAGAATTGCTTGTCTACTATCTTTATCCTTAGCCAATGATGCAACAGCCCATTCGTATTGAGTAATTCCACCAAGAGATTTTGGTTTAAATATTAGGTTACCGTAAGCAGAGTTAGCAGTACCGTTTGGATTTTGAATCTGCTCCCAGAATTTTGCATATTTTGAAATAAATGCTACATCATTACGACCAGCATAGTACCATAAAAATTCAGCTGCAATATATTTAGTCTGGGTAGACCTAGCCATATTAGTATACATACACTGACTTGGATCAGTGATTTCTAGAGAAACGTTTAATAGTTCTCTACTTGTAGTTCCTCGTGTTTCGCACAAGTCGCCATTGTCAATTAAATCAATTAATGACTTTTGGTAAGCTTCCGCAAATGATATTCCTTTGTAAGTATGCATAGTTCTATATTAATTTACTCTTATATCAGAAAAATGGTCTTTGTTTTCGACAAATAACTTAATGTCAAAAAACTCTTCTGGTAGTGGATCATGGGAGATCACAAATACTGTCATGTTATGCTTTTTCGCAAATGTTTTTAATAAATCAACTACTTTGTAAATACTTACAGAATCCAAAGAAGAAAAGATCTCATCTAAGAAAAGTAGATTAATTTTATTGTTTTTCATTTTAATTAACTCCAATATGCATAAAAGAACAATTAGATTCATTTTCTTTTGTTCGCCGGCCGACAGCGACTCTGGAGAAATCTGCATTCCAAGATGAGTAATAATTGGATTAAATTCTAAATCAAACTCAAATGCAAATTTGAACTCAAGTAATTTAGAAGTTCTTAAAATATTTTTATTAAGTAGTGGAATAATTTGATTCATTAAGATCCTTTTCATTCCGTTATCAGAAAGAATTACTTCAAGCTCTTGGTTGACTGAAAGTTCCTTTTCCAATTCACCGATTTCTAATTTAGTAGATTCAATGTCTTCATTTAATTGATCAATAATCTTTTGAAGATATTGTGTTTGTTTTTCAGAATCTTGAGATTGAGTTAGCGAGTCTAATTCACGCTTTGCAGAATCTATCGCAGATGCTAATTTAGCATGATCGTTTCTAAATTTTTCCTGAGAAGATTCTAATTCTCTTGAACTAGTCTCAATTTCAGAAATTTTTGTTGCGATTGGAGAAAGATCCTCTAGGAATCTATTTTTATTATCTTCAAGTTGTTGTTTAATTCCAATATGAACTGTATCAGTAAGGTCACTTAAACAGTGCGGACACTTATTTTTTGCATAAATTGAAAGCTTTTTATCAATTTCTGCAATATTAAATGTGCAAGAAGATTTAGATTCTCTAGCAGTCTTTAGATCATTTTTTGCTGAATCTAATTTAGTTTTAATCTCTGCATAAGAACCTTTAACTTCATTCTGCTTGGCAGATGCTCTAGTCAAAATATCATTTAATTGAACAATTCGCTGTTCTTTTTCTTGACTTAAGTCCTCTTGTAAATTAGATAACTGCTGAACTGATTGTTCTAATAGATGCTGGTTTTTTAATAGTGCAGTTTGGCTAGATGACTGTTTTCCCTTTACGGTTTTTGCATCTTCTTTGACCAGTTGATTCATATCATTAACTAGATCTAATCCAAAAATTTTATCGATAATTTTACGTTTATCTGCTGGGCTTAACTTAACAAAACTTTTAAAATCATTTACTGAAAGAGAAATAGTATTTGAAAAAACATTAAATGGAATTTTAACCAGTTCTTCTTCAATAAATTCATCAACTCTTCTCTTATCTGGTAAATTATAGTCATTACCATTAATTAAGATCTTTGAAAAGTTTGGTTCGATACCTCTTTCTATTTCAACTTCATCTCCATTGTTTGCAACAAATTTAACTGAAGTATAGGCATTTTTATTAATTCGATTTGGGATCTCTTTAATTTTTCTAATACCAGACTTTCCATAAATCGATACAGTCAATGCATCAGAAATACTAGATTTCCCAGAGCCGTTTGTGCCCTGAACTAAAATTAAATTAGGATCTTCGGAAAACTTAAAAGTTTGTACCTTATTTCCATATGAACAAATATTCTTAAATGCAAATTCCTTTATCTTCATTATTCGGTTGGTTTAGGTAGGTTAATTATTTGATTTGGTAAGATTTCCGTAATAGCAACAACTTGCCACGTACTCAAAGAATCATTCCATTGTACATCTGCATTAGGGTGATCCGATACGGTATAAAGAGAAATATTACCAGCTAAAAAGTCCATCCACTTATATGAATTTAGCTTATTTGAAAACCTTTCGCTATTTGAAATATTATCGATATCTTCTTGTGTAACAAGCTTGTCTGACTCTAATAATTCAGTTCGCATTTGATCAAATAACTCAGTTAATTCCTTGTCCATTTGCTTGGCCTTAACTGGATTACCCTTTAAACAGTTTGCAAAGGCACCAGAAATCTTAAATAGAATAGATCCTTCAACAATAGTTATATCATGTGAACAAACTGTTTCAATAGGTTCTCCTTGTAAAATTCGATTAACTGAAATTATCTTTGGAAAGCCTTCCTTTGGATCCAATTGAACTTTTACTTTATTTGAAATTCCGATATTAAGCATAGTCTTTCTCCTGTTTTGCTCTTTCTTGTATTTCAAAGAATTTGGTAACCAGATCCTTTTTCATACTTTGAGTGTATTGTTTTGAATTTAGGTAAGTTTTAAAAATTTCAAATGCATCAAATTTATCAGAGCTTGATAAGTCTAACGAAATATCTGCTGGTTGGGTCTCTGATGCATCGCTCGTATAGGTAAAAAATTCAATTTTTCTATACTTAACTTGTTCTAGAACTGTTAAAAACTGACTAATTGGAATTTTGTTTGATAGGTTAATTTCAATCATAACATCAACAAAATTATTGGTTAATAAACTTCTTAATTGATCTAAGTTCATATCCAACAATTCACAAATATCATACTTAACATAATTTGGTGATGCCTGGTTTTCAATAAAGGTTTCTTTATAATTATCTTTAGCATCTATTATATAGTAGCCCTTAGTGTTCCCACGATCACCCCTGTCCATCTGGTAAGGAGTTCCAGTATACAATATATTATCTTGTTCTTGTCTGTGATGGATGTGACCAGAGTAAACCCTGTCATACTGGGATAGTGCTGTAATTTCTAATCCATGTTCAACTTTAGTCCATCGATTAAACTTTAGTCCTTTGATATCTGCATGACATACAATTCGCTTACACATATTTGCATAATCTGCAACGTAATTACCTAACGTCTTAGTATCTTCAACCCAAGGTAACATTAACCAATTTTCAGTATCATTAATCGTTAAGATTTCTGGACTTTCAAATACATGAATATTTTCGGCTAAGTGTTTAAGGTGTCTAACTGAATTAACTTGATTGGAGTCTTTATAATAAACATCATGGTTTCCTAAAATAATAAAGACTCCTCGCTTAAATACTTTGGACAACTTTTCAAAAATTTCCATTGAATCATTTTGAATTCTAACATTAATTGATTCTCTGGAGTGAAAAATATCTCCCTCTAGAATAAGGATATCTGTATCAGGATTAAAACCATTTTCTTGAGCAGTCTTTGGCAAAACTTCCAAAAGAAAATCTTTTTGGATATCAGCCCACTCGACTGAATTATTTCTAATTCCTAAGTGTAAGTCACCTACTAAGAATATTTTGTTTATATTGTTTAACTTCATTAAAATAGTTTTTTAAATCTAACTTTACCGTCTAGTATTCCAAACTTGTTATTAAGTTCCAATAGAAGAACCTCTTTATGTTCATATTCAAGAGATTCGAATAGTCTTTTAAAATCCATTTGAGAAATCATTGAAACAAAATCTAATACATCAATTGGTCCAATAAAGGTGGTTTTATTGTTTTCTCTAACCAAGTCGCATAGTCTAGAAAAAGCTAAATTAAGTTCAGGTTTAGTAAACTTTCGACCTTCTGTTGAAATGTTCATTAGTTTAATTAGAACTTCATCATTAGTTGCAATATTATTTAGATCTCTCTCAATAATAACCTTATCCATGTACTTATCATACGATGCGCCATCTAATAGGTGGCTATCTGTATGTCCTGGATCCAATCTAATTCCAGTGTTATGATACATTTCATCACTAACTCCTTCTCCGCTATTCCATGAATTATTAAAGATTTTATCTTCTCTCTTTAATTTTAGGTGCTGCTGGTATCGGGCTTCATCTTCATCGTCAATCGATTCAGTATCAACGTGTCCAATTTCATCCTCTTCATCACCTTCAAATTGATCCAATCCTTCAAAATTTTCTCCATCTAAAGCTGACCAATCATCGCCTTCATTAATGAATAGGTCTTCTTCTTTAGTTTTTTTCTTCCACATACTATTGTAGTTTTTTTATAAATCTCCTAAAATATCTTCATGTTCGCCAAATTGCTTGATACTAGGAGCAACTGTCAATTGTGGTTTAACTTGGACGTTTGCATATTGTTGACGCAAATCGTCTTCAATTGAAGAAATATCATCGTCATCAGAGTAGTATTCGCTGGCTGGATCAGTTTCTTCTACAAGTCTAGAGAAATCATAGAACATTCGATACATTTTAAAGCTTTCTGTGTAGCCTTCATCTCGGTTAGCAATAACCTTGATTTTAATTCTTTTTTCCATTGGTCCTCTCATTAGACCATATAGAGAATCCACTGTGTGTACAAGACCAAAGGATTCAGCAATATCTGACATTCCAATATCTTGGTCATCTACCGCATCACGTTTAATTTGAGTTGCAGTAATAATAGTCCATTCATTACGTTGAGCGACTGCACGTAATTCTTCAGAAATTACTTTGATTTTTTCATAAGTATTTCCTTGTTCACGCATAGGTCTCATCAAGTTAATATAGTCTACGACTACAACTTGAAGACGCTTTCCTGTGCTTTCTTGAACTTTTAAAAAGTAGTTTTCGATATCAACTGCAGTTGCACTACCAGTTGCAAATTCTTTAACCCATAATTCTCCAGGTTGAGAACCGCTTTGTCTAAACTGTTCAATTTTGGCTTCAATTAGTTGAGTACGATCTTTTGACGTAATCTCATTATATTGATTATATGGAATATTTAAGATATTTGATCCTAAACGTTTCATATATTTAGTATCAGCCAATTCCAGTGTTGCAACACCAGTTTGGCAGCCTGACATAAATGCACGAGCTGCAATATTTGAAAGAACCATTGATTTACCAACCTTAGGTCGACCTTGGAAAACCACTAGAGTTTTAGGGTTCCAACCTCCGCCTAATGTCTTGTCAAAAAATGGAAACCCAGTTGGAGTTCCAGTTTTAGAAACCTGAACGTGATCGACTGCATTAAAGAAATTTAAGCCAGACTCAGCATTACTAAAGGAAACATTTAAGTTTGTATTAAGCTTAGTTCTAACCTGATCTGTAATAATATTAACATTTTCTGGACTTATTTCACTTGTCTTTAAGAAAGATAAAATATCAACAATTGATGAGTTAAGGTTCTTAATTAAGATAAATGATTTTGTATACTTGGTTAAGAACTCATAATTGTATTCTCCAAGATTTACACCAAGTAGAGTATTAAAAGTGTCATCTGAAATTTCATAACTTGTTAAGTTAAGCATTTCTCGAATTTCAGTTTTCGATGGAATCTTATGATATTCTTTATAATAGTTTTTTACAACTTTAAAGATATTTCCAAGATCATCGTTATTGAAATATTGAGTCTTCATTTTTGGAATAACTTCCCTAATATCAAGGGCCTCCACG